TTGCATCAACCCCTGACCCCCTCACGCGCGGGCCCGCGGCGCTCCCTCGACTCCGCTGCATAAGGGCGAAACCCGAGTCAGAACGCGGCGGTATCGACGGGGCCCCCGAGGGCCGCTGGGCCCGGGACGGCCGCGACGTCGGCCCACGTTCGCGCGGCGCACCCGCCTCCCGCCCTGCCCCGCCTGGCTTCACGGCGGCGCGCACGTCGCCAACGTGGCGCCAACGGCGCCTTTCCAGTCCCAACGAATGCCGAAGCCTACAGCGGCCCTCAATGACATGGAACGCGGAAGCCGCAGTGGGAGATCCAGCCGTGAGCGTCGCTGCTGGTGATTTCCAGGAGTGCCCATCGAAGTGCGCGGCTCAGCTTCCGGACCGTTCTCGCCCCGACCTTGCGGAGCAACGCCTTGAGCTTCGACCATGCGTGTTCGATTGGATTGAAGTCGGGCGAGTAGCCGGGAAGGTATACAAGCCGCGCTCCCCTGGCTTCGATCAGCCCCTGGACCGGCGCGACCTTGTGGGCCCCGAGCTTGTCGAGGACAACGACGTCGCCTGGTCGCAGTTCCGGCGCCAAGCATTGTTCGACGTAGGCCTCGAAGGCGCGCCCGTTCATCGCGCCGTACAGCATCAACGCTGCCGTCACCGTGATGTTGTCGCCCCAGTTCTTCGGGACGGCGTCCACGGCACGCTCGCCGGCGGGCGTGCGCGCGTAAGCCCGCGTCATCGACAGGTTGATGCCCGTCTCGTCGATGAAGATCAGCCGCGCCGCGTGCCGGATGACTCTGCGACGCAGGAACCGCTCGCGTTCTTGCTGGATCTCCGGCCGGTCGGCTTCGGTGGCGTGGAGAGTCTTTTTTTGCGCGTCAGTCCCAGCTCGATAGGCGACGCGACATGGTCGCGATGCTCACGCGCACCTTCAGGCGCTTGGCCACCAGCTCGACCAGCTCTTCCAGGGTGGCGTCCGGCGTGTCCGAGACCAATAGGCAAAGCTCGACCTCGTCCTCGCGCCGGAGCTTTCGCGGTTTACCCGGCGGCGAGCCAGGTCGCAGATGCCCCAATTTCGCCAGTCGAAGACGCATCTTGCGGACCCAGCTGTCGCTCACGCCAAGCATCTCGGACACCTCCGGACTGCTTGCCCCCTCGTCCATCAGGGCGACCGCTCGAGCGCGCAGATCCAGCGAGTACGGCTTGATCATGAGCCAGGCGATTAACACGTCGGGAACCGGACAAACAGCCCCTTTCGTTCTGAGTCATGGAGAACCGCTGTAAGAAAGCCGCCCAAGCGAGTCCCGCGCTCGCGGAGCCGGCGGCCGAATGGGTCGACACGGCGGCGCTTCGACCCTGGAAGGACAACCCGCGCGCGAACGACGACGCCGTAGGCGCTGTCGCCGAGAGCATCCGCCGCTTCGGCTTTGGCGCGCCGATCCTCGCGCGCCGTGCGAACAGCGAGATCATCGCCGGTCACACGCGCTGGAAGGCCGCTCAGAAGCTCGGCCTGGATCGCGTGCCGGTTCGATTTCTCGACCTCGATCCCGTCGACGCCCACCTGCTGGCGCTGGCGGACAACCGGCTCGGCGAAGAGGCGGGCTGGGACGATGCGATGCTCGGCGCGGTGCTCGCCGACCTCAAGGCGCAGCAGGCCGACCTCGCCGCAACGGGCTTCAGCGACGAGGAGATCGCCAAGCTACTCTCCGACCTCGCGGGTTCGCAGGACTCGAGCGACCCCCCCGAGCCCGAGCTCTCGCGCGCCGACGAGCTCCGCGCGAAGTGGGGCACGGCGCTCGGGCAGCTCTGGACGATCGAGAGCCGCGCGGCGCCGGGGAAGGCGCACCGGCTGCTCTGCGGCGACAGTACGAAGGGCGCCGACGTCGAGCGCCTGGTGGGCAGCGAGCGTGCCGAGTGCCTCTGGGGCGACCCCCCTTACGGCGTCGCATACGTCGGCAAGACGAAGGCGAAGCTCACGCTCGCAAACGATCGGCTGACGGGCGAGCGGCTCTTCGAGTTCCTCTCGGCGTGCTTCCTGGCCGCCGACAAGCACGCGCTCAAGCCCGGCGCAGCGATCTACATCGCGCACCCCGGCGGTGCGCTCGCCCTGCAGTTCATGCTCGCGTTCGAGCACGCGGGCTGGCGGCTCCACGAGACCCTCGTGTGGGTCAAGGACTCGATGGTCTTGGGGCACAGCGATTACCACTGGCGTCACGAGCCCCTGCTCTTCGGCTACGCACCCGGCGAGGGGCGGCGCGGGCGCGGCGGGCAGGGCTGGTACGGCGGCAACGCCGAGACGACGGTCTTCGAGGTGCCCCGCCCCAAGGCTTCCGAGGAGCACCCGACCACGAAGCCGGTCGAGCTCGTCGCGCCGATGGTGCGAAACAGCTGCCCGCCCGGCGGGATCGTCTACGAGCCGTTCAGCGGCTCGGGCACGACGTTGGCGGCGTGCGAGGCGACCGGGCGGGTGTGCCGCGCGATCGAGCTCGAGCCCAAGTACGTCGCGGTCGCCCTGGAACGAATGAGCGCCTCGGGCCTGCAACCCAAGCGTCTCGACTGACCCCTTCCTTGTTCCAGCAGCGCGCGAGTGCCGCCGCTGCCTCGCTCCGTTCACCCACTCCGAGCGCGCCACGGCCATGGGCCACGCGGGCGCGGAGAGCCCGCGGTCCAACGCAACGCGCCCGGCCGGCAGCACGTGGCCTCGCGCCCTCGGGCAAGACAGCGAATGCCTGGCACGTCGAAGACCAAGCTCACCCCCGAGCTGCAGGAAAAGATCCTCCTGCACCTGCGGGTGGGCGCGTATGTGGAGACCGCCGCCGCGTGCGCTGGGATCCACAAGGACACGTTCTACGAGTGGATGAAGAAGGGCGCGCGCGGTCAGCAGCCGTACGTCGCCTTCGCCCAGGCGGTGAACAAGGCCGTGGCCGAGAGCGAGTCTCGCGATCTCGCCACGATTCTGAAAGCCGCCCAGTCGCAGTGGCAGGCAGCGGCGTGGCGCCTGGAGCGCCGCTTCCCTGAGAAGTACGGACGCAACGACCGGCTCAAGGTCGACGCGAAGATCGAGCACGACGGCGCCTCGCTGCTCACCAAGCTCGCGCGCCTCATCGACGGCGACGCGGACCCGAAGAAACGCGGCAGGCCACCGAAGGAGACGACCGAGTGACCGTCGAGCGATCTCTGGCCGAGCGCTTCGCGGTTTTGCCGGAGGCGCGACGAAAGAAGATCCTGGCAGCCCTGACGTGGCGCGAGCGCGCCGCGCTGGAGTACACGTGGGAGTTCTGGGCGCGCCCCAAGCAGCTCGAGCCGGCGGGCGACTGGCGCGCCTGGATGCTGTGCGCGGGGCGCGGTTTCGGAAAGACCAGAACGGGCGGCGAGTGGGTCCGTAGCCTCGTCGAGACCGGGCGGGCCGGGCGCATCGCATTGGTCGCCGCCACCGCCGCCGACGTCCGCGACGTCGTCGTCGAGGGCGAGAGCGGCCTGGTGGCCATCTGTCCGCCCTGGAACCGCCCGCTCTACGAGCCGAGCAAGCGGCGGCTCACCTGGCCCAACGGCGCCATCGCGTCGCTCTACTCGGCCGACGAGCCCGATCGCCTCCGCGGCCCACAGCACGACGCCGCGTGGACCGACGAACTGGCGGCGTGGCGCTACCCCGAAGCCTGGGACCAGCTCATGTTCGGGCTGCGCCTGGGCGCCGATCCGCGCGTCGTCGTCACCACGACTCCGCGCCCCACGCCGCTGGTCCGCCAGCTCATCGCGCTGCCGACGACGATAGTCACACGCGGCACGACGTACGAGAACCGCGCGCACCTGGCCGGCGCCTTCTACGACTCCATCGTCAAGCAGTACGAGGGCACGCGCCTCGGGCAGCAGGAGCTGCTCGCCGAACTACTGGACGACAACCCGGGCGCGCTCTTTCGACGCGATGACATCGAGAAGGGCCGCGTGCGCGAGGCGCCGCCGCTTCTTCGCATCGTCGTCGCCGTGGACCCGGCCATCTCGAGCGGCGAGTCCTCCAACGAGACCGGCATCGTCGCCGCGGGCCTCGGCGTGGACGGCCACGCGTACGTGCTCTCGGACCTGTCGGGCCGCTTTACCCCGTACGAGTGGGCCCGCAAGGCAGTGGACGCCTTCCACGCGCACCGCGCCGACCGGATCGTCGCGGAGAAGAACCAGGGCGGCGCGCTGGTCGAGTCGAACCTTCGCACGGTCGATCCACGCATCCCCTACAAGGGCGTGACCGCGACACGCGGCAAGACGACGCGAGCCGAGCCCGTCGCCGGGCTCTACGAGCAGGGGCGCGTGCACCACGTCGGGTGCTTCTCCAAGCTCGAGGACCAGATGTGCGCGTGGGACCCGAGCGCCCAGGTGCTGCGCAGCCGGCGCGAGAGCGTCGTCGTCAGCCAGCTTCGGAGTACGAGCCCCGATCGGATGGACGCGCTCGTGTGGGCGCTGACCGAGCTGATGGTCGAGGCCCAGCCGGTCGTCCGCGACTTCGACAACCTGCCGCCCGCGTAGCCACCCAAATGTCTGACGCCTTGGTCCTCTCTGGCGCTGTCGCCAAGCCGGGATGAAGTACGGGACGCTGCGCCAGCGAAACCCGGCCTACACCGAGGCGCGCTGGGAGGAGCTCGGGGACCTGTACGTCGGCGGCTACACCCTCGTCGACAAGGCGGCCCGCTACATGCCGAAGTTCGTGGGCGAGAGCCGCGAGCGCTACCGGGAACGCCTCAGCGCGGCCTCGTACGTCGCGTACATGGGGCAAATCGCTGACTACTTCGTCGCGAATCTGTTCAGCCAGGAGCTGACGCTCAGCCAGGCAGCCGATGCGAAGGACCCGGCGACGGCCGGATCCACACCAGCGGGCGATGGGTTCTGGGAGGAGTTCGCTCACAACGCCGACCTTCGCGGCGCGTCGTTCGTGAAGCTCGTTCGTGAGGTGCTCACGACCGCGCTCATCAAGGGCAAGAGCCTCGTGGTCGTCGACCTGCCGGCCTCGGGCGCGGGCGCTCCAGCCAATCTCGCCGAGGAGGAGGCGTCCGGGGAGGCGCGTGGCTACGCGTTCGAAGCCGCGCCCGAGGAGCTCATCGACTGGGAGCCCGACGACCGAGGCGGGTTCGCGTGGGCCATCCTGCATCGCATGCTCGTCCGCCGCGAGAGCCCCGCGGGGGCGCGCGATCGCGTTGTCGAGGAGTTCAAGGTCTGGACCCACGAGGGCGAGTTCGCCGCGTGGGAGCTGTTTCGAACGGCGCCCTACAAGCCAGGCCAGCCGCCGAAGGACGACGACGAGGTGCCACGCGCTGGCGGCGGGACGACGACGTTTCGGGAGATCCCCGTCCTCGAGCTGGCCGTGCCGCCGGGACTCTGGGTTGGAAACAAGCTGGGCGTACTCGCACGAGAGCACTTCACGCGAAGGAGCGCGCTCAACGCGGCCGAGAACAAGAGCCTGTTCGCGGTCCCCTACGTCAAGCTCGGTCCCGAGGTGACGGCGCCCGGGTCCGCGATGCCCTCGGAGGTGCAGCAGAACCCCTCGCGCGGTCGCGATCCGCGCGGCGAGTTCAATCGCAAGGGCTACGTCGTGCTCGGCAAGGACGACGCGATCGGATTCGCCGAGCCGGTGGGCGCAGCCTACGAGCTGGTCGACAAGCAGCTCGAGAAGCTCGTCGACGAGATGTTCCGGGTCGTCCACCAGATGGCCTCGAGCGTCTCGGCCACCAAGCAGGCGCTCGGCCGCGCGGCGGCGAGCAAGGCCGAGGACAGGCGGGCCACCGAGATCGTGCTCGCGACTTCGCCAAGCGTATCTACGACTGCCTGGCGGCGGCGCGCGGCGAGAAGGTCGTCTGGACTGTCCATGGCCTGGACAAGTTCGAGCTCGAGGACCGCGACAGCCTCCTGAAGGAGGCGCTGTCGCTCGACGCCATCGCGATCCCGAGCGCGACGTTCCGAAAGACCTACAAGACCAAGATCGCCCTGGCGCTGGTCGGCAACGTGCCGCCCGAGACGCAGGACGTCATCCGGGAAGAGATCGAGCAGGGCGTCGAGCAGGAAGGGGAGCTCGACGCCGCGGCGCACGGACCAGGGCAGGAGCCCGACGAGGACGATGAGCGAAGACAAGACGACCCTGCGCCGCCTGGCGGAGGCGACCGCCGCGCTGCTTCTCCATCGTGAGCGACGGACGCTGCGGTCCCTGGTCCGCGCGGAGCGGCGGACCGCCGCGATGCTCAATGGGGCTGTTCGGCCCCACATCGAGCGCGCGGCGGTGTCCGTCAGCCACGCGCCCGCGTACGACCAGCAGCGGGTCGCGCTCGCAACCATCCGGCGGACTGCGCCCAGTCTGCAGCGGGCGCTTGAGGGCGCGATCACCGAAGCCCGCGGGCACGCCCGCACGGCGGGGAGAGAGAGCCTCGCGGGCGCCTTCGCCGTAGCGTCCCCCTCTCCACTTTCGGGCCGGGACGAGCACGACGCGGCGGCGGCGCACGCGGCGGCATCGTCGTGGGCGGCAGCGTGGGCAACAGCCGCGACGGCGCTCGTCCTCTCGGACGACGACCCGTCGCGTGCCCCCGAGACTGCGGCCCGCGCCCGCGCGCCGGGCCTCGAGCGCATTGCAGCAACCGAGACGGCGAGCGCCTTCAACGACGAGCGGCGACGCGCGTTCGAGGACCTCGCGAAGTCCTCGCTCGCGCCGGAGCTTTTCCGGGTGTGGAGCGCAGTCCTCGATCGGAAGACGTGCGCCTTCTGCTTCGGCAAGGACGGGCAGGTCCGCGCGCTCCACGAGAGCTTCGGCGCGTCGCCCCCCGTGCACCCGAACTGCCGCTGCATCATCGATCTGGTGCGCGTGCCTCGCCCCGAGAGGCTCGAGGACGTCTCGATCGACTATTCGGCCTTCAAGGCCGAGGTTCGCGACGTCATTCGCGAACGGCGTGAAGAGAGCGGCCGGCACGCCGCCGCGTTCATCACGGACTCGATGGGTGCTCGCACCCGATCGCCCACAGTTCTCACCGGCCGCTTCACTCGCAAGCCCTACGTGGCCCGCTGAAGGAGACCCCGCCATGGACCCCGTACAACCTGTCGGAGGTGCACCCCCTGCGCCGGCCGCCGATCCGCCCAAGCCCGGCGAGGCTGCGCCCAGCTACGTCACCGAAGAGCAGCTTCAGACGGCCCTGACGGCGCGCTTCCGCACCTTCGAGCAGAAGGTCGACAAGGCCCTCT